GGCTAAGCCGGGAACAACACTGGTACCGGATGTGAAAACCCAAGAAGGCTGATCAGAAGCGCGAGAAGAATCCAATATTTCATTGGTATCGCCTTTCTGGATCTTAACCGATTTCTGGAGATTTTCATCACGAAACCATTCGTTCCAAATAAGGTATACAGCGCGGAACGGAAGAGCGTTAATGCCTGATAAGTTCTCGGTTGTGTTCAAGGGCAGGCCAAAGTAATCCCAGAGACTACCAACTAGAGAATTCGAAACCTTGGACGAAGCAGAAACAGTAGGGATGACATAATCAGTACTATCGTCAGGGTCTTCCTGTTCGAAGCAGAAGTTCTGCCAGTGGTCCCAAACGAGGCGGTTTGGTACAAAAAAGAAAAACCAGTCGAGATAGATATTATCCATAATAGGCTTAATAGGAGTAGCCAGCCGAGCGAAATAATTAACGGACATGCGAGTAGTATCGCCAGGCAATATTTCATCAACGAATACCGGTATGAGCTTGCCTGAATTGAAAGTTGTCTTATAGACGTGCGAACGGTCGAATTTCGTCCGTCGCATGTACATAGCAGGGGCATCGCTGAAGCGATGACCTCTAACTCTAATTTTTCGAGCCAATTTTTCACCTTCTTCGAAGTGTAAACCTAATAATTAACCTAAAGCAAATTATTATTAGGTTTTAGATTATTTTTGCGTCACCTACGCCAGTTACATCAAGTAAGTAACTGGCTTCGGTGACGCCTATTTTTGTGTTTCTTCTTTATTTTGTTCTAAAGTGTTATTTTTTTCTTGTGTTTGTTCACTACTTACGGACTGTTGTGGTTCGTCAAAAGATATTTCACTACCGTACAAGCCTTCTCGTTGGAGATACTCAAGCGTTGCAGGATCATTCAACTGGTTGATAAAATTCATAGGATCGTGACCGAATTTTGCTCGAACGTAAGCCGGTAAACTGTAGAATTCTTCACGAACTCCGGACACAAGCTCAAGCGCTGTACTGTAGTCGCCGGGAAGCGTTGCATCTCCGAACTGCAGATAAGCGTATTGCGAACTATCGCCGAGATCGAGGGTAGCTATACCTTTCTGACCGTCTGCATACTTATTTACGATGTAATTGATATCAGTTTCCTCTTTCTCGTCCTGAACTGCAAGAGAGGGCATGGTAAACTCAATGCCGCAATGATCATGTTCTTCTACAGGATCGTAAGCTGTCTTAAATTTCATAGTTTCACCTCCTTTCGCAGGCGCCTAGACGCGGCGGGCGTAGCGTACAAAAAAAGGGCGATCTCCATGAGATCGTCCTTTTTCTGATACGCTCTTTATTAGATTATCATTCAATAGAGTTATTGTCAACAGTCTGCACATACTCTATGGCGCGACCAACCATGACAGGAATACGGGACTCGTCACAATTCTCAACGTAATAGCGACCGTCGCTGTCACCGAGATTACCAATATAATACAAAGTAAAATCTTCAGGATATTTTTTAATAAGCATTTTATCATCGTTAACTATACCTTCAAAAGCTCGCAGAGCAAGCATATCATTGTGGTAAACCTGCGGGGGACTGAACTGTTCAGCCTTGGAATCATAAATGGAATAAAGTCTCAGCGGAACCATCTCCTTTTCTAAATGCAACTAAATACCTACGAATCATAAGATAAAGTGTAGCTGATATAACAAAATAATCATTGTCAAGGCGAATAACCCTAGAATCATCAGGCTTAAGCCGATAAGCGGCATATTTACTTCCACGAAAAGAGTAATTAAAAGAAATATTACGCTCACGACAAAAATTTATAACAGCTTCAAATTCACTAATAAGCATCACCTCATTTCTGACTAAATGATAACACAGTCACAATACCTTGTCAAGCTTTCTGCCAAGAAAATGTTTATATTTGCCTTCCTGAACGCGGCAACGGTCAACAAGACGCTCAAAAGTATTGTTCTCCAAGTTATGAAGCATCTTCTCAATACGGTTACTGCGAACATACTCCATCCAGTGAGGATGCGTTTCATCGAATTTCTTATCGTAATAACGAGGAGGACGCATCTTCTTACCGTTAATAACAATATAATCATTAGCATAGCATTCTTCGCCATGATCTTCAAGCCATCTAGCACCTATGCCGGGACGATTAGAAGCAACCATGAATTCAGGAATGCGACCTTTATAGTGAGAAGGAGCGTCTTTACCTGTCTGTTTTTTAACTATGTAGCGAGCGACATAGGCAGCAGAATCAAAACTAAACTCACCAATAAGATGCATACCGTATTTCCATACTTTGGCAAAACGAGAAGAAGTATAAGTATTATAACCGTCTGTACGGAACCGAAAAATTTTGTCATCAAAATCAATATTAAACAAAATATAATGATAATGGGGGCGACCATGAAGTTCACCATATTCACCACAGCCGAGAAAGCGAATACCACTGCCATACTCACGACGAAGATTTTTCATAAAAGTCTGATGAAATTTCTTACTTAAGCTTTTATCACGTGGCAAATGATAATCGTCGAAAGTGCAAGTAACGAAATAAGCAGAAGACGAAGAACGGGCTTCGTGAACAGCACGGACAGCCCACTGTCTACTATTTTCGAGACGACAACCAATACATTGTTTACAAGAACAACGAATGAAACGGCTATCGCCAGAAAGCTCAGGGTGAGAGGCAAGGCTACCGTAAAAACTATAATGCTGTTTTCCATTTTTTGTAATCGCTCCTTCAACCGGGTACATAAGAACAGGATTATAACAAACCATATTAATCACCTGTACCGATTGTATCAGGATTAAGTCAGAATGTCAAATCCTAAATCCACCTCGTCCTACTCTTTTAAAATTTCTACGACGAGATCTGGAGGTACGCCGGAAAAGACGACGAGAACCTCGTTTAGATAAACGACGGCGTCTCATTTAGCATCCCTCCAAGAACCGAAAAAACGGCTAGTTTTTTTAGAATCATTCTTATTAGCAACTGGCTCAACAAGTTGCGCAACATCAGATTGAAAGTCCGAGGCAACCTTTTTAGCAGTAACAGTATTCGAAGAAGCTTTACCTTTCAGAGCTTCGATCAGATCTACAACTTCCTGAATGAAAGGGACAACAACAGAAACGATAAAAGTAAGAATCATAGTAGTTTTATTAGACATGAAACTATCTCCTTCCAAAATAACGACCTCCGAGGAAGCCTATAACATTTTTGACAGTAGAACCAACACCACTAGCGACAGATCTAGGAGCACCTGTAAGACTTTCAATATTTTTATAGAAATCACGTTCCATACCGGCCATTTCAGTTTGAATATTATCAAAAGCGGCGGCAGAATTAGCACGGTTAGCAGAAGCAATATTGTTCAAAACACCAGAGTTAAGGTAAGAACCCTGAAGACGAAGGTTTTCAAGCTCCAAATTCATCTTTTCAAGTTCGTAACCAAGACGCTTTTCATAAGTCTGCTCACGAAGATTTAAATCATTTGCAAGAATACCGTTCTGAAGAACTGTACCATGGGTACTCTGACGCACAGAATCGGCTTCTGCGACGTTTTTATCAATTTGAGATACTGCAAGATGCTCGGCATTCTTAGCCTGCCTTTCAGCGGCACTAGCGGCTCTAGAAGAGTTCATGGTAGAACCTATATCACTCATACCTACAGAAGCAGCTGAAGCTCCAGATATAGAACCGCCTATACCATTAGTTGCGGCAAGAATAGGATTAAGACCAGCTTTGCGCATATCTTCTGCAGCCCATTGATAACGATGTTTATAGTTTTCAACGTTCCACGCGTTAGCCTGTGCGGCATTAGCAGAGTTGTAATGATTCTGAACTGCAGATCCTAAAACAGAACCGGCAATACTGCCTAAAGTATTAGAAAGCCATGACATAAAACCAGCTCCTTCTAGAAGTGATCAACAAGGCCGGGCGTACCGAACATAGGCATGGGACGCACAGTAGTATAACGGAAGCCTACATCAAGCAAGAACTCAGGCTCGTCCTGAACGGCAATAACGCGCTTAATGGGTGGGTTCTCCGTAATAAATTCCTCGTTGAGAGTTGGAGCAGTTTTAAAGAACTGAGAAAGATGCCATATATCTAGGTTACCACCAGTTACAGAGCTACGGAACTTGCCTGTAATCTGCGAAGGTTTATAGCGATATTCGGCGTAACGCTCCTGATAACCGAAAGCAGTAGTATCAGCTTTAGTACCCTGGGCATAAATCTCGCGAAGCTCAATGGCCTGTTCGCCAAGATGGGCGAATGTGGGCCAATAGAAATCATAGACCGTAGAGCGAAGCCACATCTTATTAATGCCCTGCTGGTAAGTAAGGTCGGCGCGGGCACAGATGAAGCCTATAACGTAGCCATGCTCAACGAAAGATTTAGTGAATCCATGGAATCTAGATGCAGTGACGCCGTAGGCGGAAAGATTACCTTGAGGCGAGGTGGTATCGGTTGCGGAAGTCTGAGCTATTGGATTGACGTTAACCATCTTCGTGAAGGAGCCGAGGAACTCAGGACGCTGCAATCGGGCGTCTGGAGAAACTACGCCGAAGAAAGAGCGAAGCACTTCAGTGTACCGACTGCCACCGCGAGCAAGGCGCTCATAAAACTTCTGCATCTGGAAAGCAGTACGAAGACTGTTGATAGTAAAAATAGAAGATGCATCAAGATTAACGTAAGATTTACTTCCAAGCAAAGTATTGCCAGGAGTGGCAGACATAGTAATAGGGTCAGACGAATCACCTGCGAAACCACCAACACTCGACCAGTCAGAGCCAGATCCTCGATTAAAGGTTATAGAGCCAATACCATGAGCTTTTCTATCGCCACCAGAACTAGAGGCATTACCGCCATAAGCGGAAACAGCAGCAAGCTGATTAGACGTTGACGAAAGGAAAAAATTAGGCAAAGAACCTTGATTTACTATAGGAGCTGT